CTACCTTGCCCTGTGCCGCCTTGAGCTTCTTCTGTTTAGCTCTAACTGTACGTTTAGCAGACAGTTTAGCTTTAGTCTCTGAGTGGTAGTTGTAACCTTTACCCTTAGATCCTTTTGCTCTGCCTGCTTTCTTCTTGGGGGTGCCGTCCTTTTTCAGGACGAACTCACCGTTCTCATCTGTCGCATAGTTCTCTGGGTTAACTTCCCAGTCCAACTTATCCAAAAGCTCGCTTCTCAGCAATCTTCTTTAGACCCATATGGCTTAAAGACCTGCCAGTTAGGTGAGTGAGATACATACTACCATCACGTAAAGATAAAGTCTTGTTCTGGATCATAGGGACTACAGAGTCTAAAGCCTGTAGCTCTTCGGGGATCTCATCTAATTGACTATCATCTTCATCGTTTAGTTTGTAACCAAACGGGATTGTACTACTAGATCTCCTCATAGTCACCCTCGATGATTGTCTCTTTCTTAGTGGGGAGTACGAAGATACCACCTGTAGTATTAACATTAACCTCAAGTGTATCCTTCTTGCCTAAGCCTACACGGTCTAGGATGGTCTGTGCGGCCTGTATACGCATGTTAGCTTGCGGTATAGGCTCTGCGCTATCCATTATATTTACTAGCTTCATAGCGGCTTTAGGGGCCGACTGAGCTAGTATACCTGTAGCTAGGTCTAATATCTCTTGACGCAATGCTTTAACAACAGAAGGATAGCTAGTTTCCGAATAACCAGCTAATAATGCTGCTTGTTTCGGATCACCTCCTACGGTTGGTAAATGGGCTAAGAAAGATTCTTGCTTTTCTGTTAGTTCTTTTATTTTCATATACTCTAGTATACCGCTGGTTTACTGGTTTGTCAAGTCTTTTATAACATTTAGTTATATATAACTACATTTAAGTGGGCTATTTGTACATATCTCTGTATATACGTACAAATAAAGTATAGAAGTATACATATAATGCTTGACAAAACGTGATCTCACCGTTATACTATATATTGTAGCCCGCCCCGCTATATAGTTATATTAGCCATCTGCATCTTATCTGTCTTACACTCCCCCTTTAAAGCCCTTTAAAGCTGCGGCGCTAACTGGTTTCCATACCAATCCCTGTAAAAATGTATAAGCAGTAGTATATACCCACCCCACCCCCCATGGCCACCTGCCCCCCCTCTAAAGTCTATAAAGATCTATGAAGATCTGCACACACACCCGCCGATCTTTAAAGACTTCGAGATCTTTCAAGTCTCTTAAATCTAGTTGCCAGCTACAGAACCTTTAGAGACTTCTTAGGATCAATAGATCCTACTTCAAAGACTTCATAGCTTTCAACGACTTACAGTATATATTAATCTATAGATTAAACCTACTATTAGTTTATCTACTTCGTAGACTTTAAAGCAATTTCCGAAGGAAAACGTGCGAATAGATTTATCCCTTGCCTTGTACGTGTTGAAAGATAACTTATCTTTTCAAGGAGATCGATGGTCGTTTGCCTCGTACACACATTGAGAGATAACTTATCTTACAATGCGCACCTAAAGCTCCTCGACCTGAAAAATTGGCTTGCTGGCTTTATCATGTGTTAACACCCGCATAATGCCTACGGGATTAATCACGCACATAAAGTTGTTGACATTCGATCAAAAGGTCGGTAGCTTTGAAAACGTCAAATCGGCACCACCGCTGATTTCAACCACAGGAAATTTCAACATGAATACATTCTCTAATATAGATGTCAATCGTATAGCTTCGAAGAAGCAAATCTGGGCTGTGGCAAACCACTTTGCAGCGATTCAAGCTACGGTTCCTTCGGAACGTTATGGACTAACAAAAGTGTTTAACGCCATTCTGAATAAGCACCATGCTGATCAAGATTCTCATATGACTCATGGAGATATTCAAGAATTCTTCGAATACGATTTAGTGCCAAAGCAATTTGCTGAGCTTATTCAAGCTAAGAAGTCTACTAAGCCGAAGGCTCCGAAGAAAGCAGCGAAGCCAAAGGCTACTAAGATTGAACCTGAGATAGAAGAATTCATTGCTAAGGTGGAGCCAAAGAAACCTCGCAAGGTTACTCAGAGTAACTCTGTAGCATCGAAGATGAATGCTCGAATAGATTCTATCGAAGGACGGTTTGACTCTTTAGAGTCTAAAGTTGGCGACATTGAAGCTGGCCTTGCAATGATTCTTGAAGCGGTACAGAAGAAATAATATAGATTCAATCATTAAGGAGCGGTATATGGAATTAGATGATGCAATAAACATAGTACTTACAATCGTTTGTGGCTGGTGCTTAATTCAGCTTATTGACTTACTGTTACAAATAGGATATTAAATTATGTATAAGATTCATGCAGTACAATGCCAAGGCTATGCTATGCAATCCGCAGATAATCTAATGGATGTTGCCATGCTAGTTAGTGTAAGTATCCAGCAGAATTGGTTCTCATGTGGCAATCAGTTGGCCGATGTTAGAAAGAATGGTATAGATTCTAAGTTTTTGTGGGGTGTTAAGTCTAAAACTTATAAGTATCTGAATTCTAATAAGCATAAGTTATATGCTCAAGCAAAAGCTATAGCGAATAGTAATAAGACAGACGACGATAAAGCGTATAGCTTAATGAAGGTGTTCCTTCGTGTCGATGGTCTAGGACTTCCGAAGGCTGGCTTCATGTGTCAATTGACTATGGGATTAGTTGGATGTATGGATGTTCATAACATTAAGATGTATAAGTTAGACCCTAAGACTTTCACACTTGCTAAAAACCCTAAGACTATCAAGGGCTTAACAGCGAATCGTAATAAGATAGAAGGTTATATATCTTTATGTCATCGCCACGGTACTGAGAAGTTATGGGATGAGTGGTGTAATAACTTAGCTACGAAGTCTATAAAGTGGCGTGATGGTAATCACGTTTCAGAAGTCCACATTAATTACTTACTAGGAGTATAGATTATGAGCAGAGCAGTAACTAAGTTTGAAGATTCAGATTATTCCACTAACGATTGGATAGCTATCGGGGATACCGTAAACGGTAAAGTAGTTGAAGACATATGGTGTGGTAGTGTTGGAACGCCTTTCTTTACTATAGATGGTAAGCACTATAGCTGGAAAGAGTTTTTAAAAATCGTACCAGAAGTTAGGCCGATAGCTACTACTGAGTATGTAACTCAGGAGGAGTTTAACATGAGTGAGGAGGAATATAAAACAGTAACTAGCGGCTTATAAGGTACTTAAAAACCTTTAAAGGTATTGTAAACTAATAAGACTTATAAGTCAAGGGGTTTCTTTATAATAAAATAATGCTTTACAACGTTAAATAAAGTAGTATAATGGTTCACTTCAAACAATCTAATTAGGAATTACTATCATGAAAAAATTAATCTTAGCAGCATTCAATGTTACAGTATCTCTCTTAGTACGTTTAGTATTTGGTAAGTCTGATAAGCATGGTCGATCTACTGGTAAGTTCTTTGGTCGCTCTTATATTCTAAGAAAGCGTAAGCATCTTCAACGTAGTCCTTCATACTTTAAAGGTGAGTGCTTCAACAGTATGCACTGTGGATTGTGGGCTTTTAGCTTAGAGCATAAGCAAGGTAGAGGTGTATATTTTACAGCTATCAAGGATGACGAAGGCGTTGAAACTGTATCTTAATTAATCTTAATGCCCCTTCGGGGGCTAACTTGGAGTAGTGTATGGTTAAAGTATATATAGATTACGGGTTAGCTAATGAATTGATAGCGACCTTTGTAGATGAAGAGGTTTACTTAGCTTGCTATGTACACTTAGAATCTTTTGCAGCCAAGTGTGGCGGTACTATAATGGAGTCAATGGTTGATGAATAATACTATGAGAGATGATACTATGTCAAGTATTCAGAATGCAGCAGAGATATATAAACTTAAACTAAAAGGCTTTGGAGTTGCCGACTTTGATATAGCTCAAGCACCATTGAGATATGCAGTACCGTTAGATGATATGCACCCTTCGTATTCGTTTATCCTTAACCGTTATAGTTCTAAGAAGGTTGTCTACCGTACTGATAACGGTGATGAGTTAGGTGTTCATAGTAATATGTATAAACCAGTAGCACCTAAGCAGATGATAGAAGCTACAAGGAAGATACTTGAGCGGTCTGATCTAAACTTAGAAGGTATTACTGAGGACATTCAGATGAGTCATGGTGGTGCTAGAACTTATGTTCAGTATAACTTACCAGCTCATACTTACTTAACACCAGACGGTGATACAGCTAAGCTCAGCCTATTAGCTATCACATCTTTAGATAGTACATGGCCTTTCCAGATTAGTGCTGGTGCAGTACAGACTGCTTGCTTAAACATGCAGGTGTTTACTTCTGGTAACGTTGCAGTGTATAAGTCTAAGCATACTGAGGGATTAGATATTGATCACGGCTCTGATGTTATTGTCCAATGCTTAGATGTCTTTGAAAATCAGAGAGACTTATGGGCTAATTGGTATCGTGCTTGGATAGGCCCAGTAGATGCCTTCAAGACTTTAGCTGAGGCTTCGGGTTGGAAAGCTGCAATAGAATATATGAATACAAATTATTGCACTACTGACGATGTACTCAATAACGTTAGACGTAATAAGAACTTTGATTATATGTGGAGTCGTCACATGGCTCACTATACTAAGAAGTTTGGTCACACTTACTGGGCTTTATATAACTCTCTAACAGACTGGGCAACTCATGCACCTATCAGTAAGAGAAGTAGCCCTTACAATGCTTCAGCCGTTATAGCTAAGCGTCAAGAGATTGTTAGATTAACTACGAGGAATTGGCTATGAGTGAATTACAAGCTGCATTGTACAATGATAATCATGATCAACAGAGTCGAGGTAATAATCCATATGTCACGGGGAACTGGAGAACCCATCAGTTAGTTGAGTGTGTAAAGTGTAAACGTCTTATGGGTTATCATATAGTAGCATCCAATGCAGTGTGTATGAGTTGTGAAATTAAGGAGCGTAGAGTATGACATTTAAAATCTTTAACCGCACATTAAGTTTTAACTTTAGGAATGGTGTTGGTATAGACCTTGAGTTCTCACAAGGTAAAGCAATCTGGGTTAGTCGAAAAGTTAAAACGTCTGAAGTGGAGGCAGCGTTGTTTAACGGTGTAACCTTATTGTTCCCATTCATTATAGTATCATTCGGTTTATGTTATACTACGGAGGGATCAGAATGAATAGTAAGAAGAGTTTACCTATAGCAGAAAAGTTCTTTGAAGAATGCAACACAGCTATAGTTGAGTTGATTGATTGGGACTTTCCTCATGCAAGTATTAAAGCTAAGCTCCAGACATATCGAGGTGACTTCTTTGAAGAGTTTACAAGGAATGAATACTTCCATGTTGAAGGGATGCACAACCTTAGTCAAGACCCTGACGTATGGTTCTTAGATATAAAGTTTAAACCTGCATTCACAGATAAGATTATAGGAGCTATGACATATGAAGACTTATAAAATTAAAACAACTACACTGATACATACTTGGTATATGGTTGAAGCAGAGAATAAAAAAGAAGCAAGAAAAATTCTCTTGAGTGGAGAAGCTAAGCAGCCTGACGATGAAGACTGTGATGTGTATAGTGTAGATGTCGATACTATTGAAGAGGTTATCGATGAGCAAGAAGGATAAAATAGCTTTAGTAGTAGCGTGTTGTGTTAGTGTAATAGCATCTAACATGATGTCAATGCCAACAGAAATATGGGCTTATATGTAATGTATACTAGACAATAC